AACCACTTGACAACATAATAATATTGTGATACATTATTTCTATAATTTAATATGTGTTCGTACAGGATAGCTTGCAGGACTCGTTGAGTCGATAGCGAAAAGGTACAAAACACGAGACGCCAAAGGTCAGAAGACGGTGTATTGATTGCCAAATTATTGGTAGTTGATACACCGTCTTTTATTTTATCACCATCAAGGAGGCACATGGAAAAATTGAAACTGAAAATCAGGGATATTGGCGAAATAGAACGAGAGCCGGAATTAGTCAAGTCACTGAAATCAATCGAGGAATACCAGGGCGAACCGTTGCAGGTTTTGTTCATCCCTTATGGTGGCCACATCAAAGGGCGTGACAGCGACGGGGAAGCATTTCACGAAGACACTGATATTGTGCTAAACATTGGTGACAACAGACCGATCACATACTATCATGGTTTCGGTGCCGACGATCCAACCAAGATGCAAGATAAACCAGCAATCATTGGTCGATTGGTTTACACACACAAAGACGATCAGGGACATTGGGGTGATGCTTACCTGGATAGTGACGAAGAATTAGCACAACGAATCACAATGGCGATTGCCAATGGTGACGAGGTAAAATCATCCAGTGGGGCAGTCAGTCATCTTGTGCGCATGGGTGAAGGTGGATTGATTGATATTTGGCCTGTTGGGGAAGTTGCGTTATTTGACACGAACAAATGGCGACGACCAGCAAACGAATTAGCAATTGTACAGAAAAAAAGCGCGATTGAAGCGAAAGCGGAACAGCCACAGGATGCGGAAAGTGTCGGAGAGACAGAACCCGAATCAGAGCCGGAAGCTGAAATAGAAATCGAGCTTATATCAACTAAACAAAACAAACAACCTATTAAGGAGATCAACAAAATGGAAAACGAAACCGAAGTAAAAGAAGAAGTATTGACAAAAGATTCAGTCAAATCAATGATTGATGAAGCAGTAAAAGCCGCACTGCCTATTGAACAAAAAGGCGCACCAAGCGTGACCAAGAACGCGAAAGAATCCGCGTCATGGATCAAAGCGTGTATGGCATGGTTACAGGGTGATAATCCTGCTGGATTTTCGAAATCAAAAGAGATGACATTATATCCAGAGTCCTATAAGGGTGCATGGGAAGGCGGAACCGATAGCGAAGGTGGATACACAGTACCGGATGATTTCTACAACAGCATCGTAGAACAACGCGACCTGCAATCATGGGTTCGTCAAGCTCCTGTAATGAAATTCACAACCGGACGCGACCGCATCTTGATCCCAACTGAAGCAACCGCTGGCACAAAACTGATAGTGACCGACGAAGAAGCACTCTATGACGAAAACGAACCAGAGTTCGGACAGGTTGCACTGACCATCTATAAATTTACAAAAATGCTCAAGATTTCAGAAGAATTAATGGATGGTGATGGTGTTGGGTTAGAGAAATATCTTGCTTCAACCTTAGCACGAGCGCAAGCCAAAGCTGAAAACTACTACTTAACCGTAGGAACCGGTACTAATATGCCACAGGGTTTAGTTTATGGTGCGACCTCTTCAGGTGTTATGATGGCTACCAGTGACGTTATCGTTAGCACTGATATCACTGGTGCGCGTGGCGTGTTGAACGCTGGTTTTGATGTTCCTGGTGAAGTTGGCGTTTTGATGGCACCTTCCGTAATGTGGTACATCAAGGGTATTACCGGATCACCATTCCAGTTTAATCCAACACCAGCTGGTGGAAATGGTCAATTGTTCGGCGAACCTGTTTACCTGGCACCTGATTGTGACGCCTTAACCGTTCACAGTGGTAAGATCATCACCTGGTTCAACTACAGTGCCTATGCCTTCGCAGAACGTAACGGTTTGCGGATCGCGCGTAATCCTTACCTGTACCAGGCAAATGGTCAGGTTGGTGTATTCGCACAAGCACGTTTTGGTGGTGCAATCACCCAGGCTTTAGGAACAATCTACATGTTAGGACACAACACCTAATTTCAATAATTACGGGGTGGTGTAACAGCCACCCCGAAGGAGTTAAAAAATGGCTAATTTATTAGGACGCGTAAAAGTTGTACCTGCAATCGTTCCGACCGCTGGATCTGTTGCAGCAATTACCGCCACAGAGGTTGATTGCACTGGATTTGACCGGGTGTGTTACATCCTGGGGACTGGTGCTGCTGCAACAAATGCTACACTGACATTGAAAGTACAGGAAGCAGCTGCAACAGGAATGAGTGGAGCTGCCGACATTACAGGGGCTGCACTTGTCGATTTAGCAGCAGCGTCTGGTGCAAGTAAAGTATTTGGTATTGATTGCAGAGTGAATCCTGCAAAACCGTTTCAGATCCTTGTTGGTGCTGTTGGTACTGCTACCTTTGCAAATGGCGCGGTTGCCATCCTTTACGAAGGATCAGGCACTTATCCAAAGACCGCTGCAACACAGGCTGTAATCGCATCATAACGATAAACAACGGGGTGGAGGGGAAACTCTCCACCTATTTCTAAAGGAGCAATAATGACAGCTCAAGTTGTGACATTGACTGAAAGTGAAAACAGATACCCGATCCGTAAAATCAAATGGGATTGGTTGAGTACAGACGCAGGGGTTGTGTCGTCCCCAACATTACAACAATACACAGGTTCAATCGTCAAGGTTATTTTCAAGTCTGATACAGGCGGAACACAACCAACTGATGCTTATGATGTAACCATCCTGGACAGTGATGGATTCGATGTATTGAATGGCGAAGGTGCAAACATAAACAGGGCAGTAAACGTTATCAAAACAAACCTGGATCAGTCCATGTTTGTCATGGGAACTACGCTGACATTGACGATTGCAAACGCTGGCGATGCTAAAGGTGGGGAAGTTTACGTTTACGTTGTACCCTGGGATTAAGAAGGGAATGAGATGAAAGTTAAATGTAAATCACGCATGGCGTTTAAGATTGTGATAAATAACGAATTGCGCACCTTTTCAGAAGGTGAAATAATCCTGCTGGACCAGGAAGACGCAGAAAGATTATCACGTGTTGGTCACGTTTCTGTTGTTACCGAACCGGAATTAGCATCTGTGAAGATCATTAATAAGCCAAAGGTAAGCAAAAAGGCGGTAAAGGATGACAATAACTAACGGCTATTGTGAGCTTGCCGATGTAAGGGAATTGTTGGGTGTTTCCAACCCATTAGAGACAACCAATGATTTGTTGATCGAGAAAGTAATAGAAGCCGCAAGTCGTGCTATTGATGGGTGGTGTGGTCGCAGATTCTACACGACCAGCACAGATGAAACAAAATACTATACCGCTGATTATTACAACGCCTTATTTCCTGACATCGACATTCTCAGCATAACGACATTGAAGACAGACACAAACGGGGATGGTGTATTTGAGATCACCTGGGCGACAACTGATTATTTGCTGTTTCCGTTCAACAAGCCTTACAAGACAGTAATTGAGGTAGATCCCGCTGGACGCTACAACTTCCCGAAAACAAAGCATGGTGTACAGATTGTCGGCAAGTTTGGCTATTGTGCAATCGCTGACAGACCTCCTGAAATTACCACGTTCTGCATGTTGCTGGCTGTACGCTTATTCAAAAGAATGTCTGAAGCACCATTCGGGGTAATGGGCTTTTCAGAGACAGGACAATCTACCATCATTCCTTCTGACGATCCGGACGCTAAAATGCTGATCGGTAAGTTTCGGAGATTGATATAATGGCAATCCAGGATTGTGTGGAGTATATCGACACCATTGTCAAAAGTAAGGTAACTTTAGCCGGCACGAACGTATTTCCTTCCGAAAAGCAGATGACAAAGCTGTTCGCACAAATACACGAGGAATCGGGCAGGTTTTCAGGAAAGTCTGCTGGATGGGGACAATCGTTTCATTCTATCGCGGTTTATTTGCTTGGGTCTAAATCCAACATGGAACAGACTTTCAAACAACTTGAAGGCAAGATGGAAGCGATATGTGCGGAGTTGCTGAAAGACGCGACATTGGGTGGTAATTGTGACACGTTCGACGCAGAGCCGAACTATGAACTGGTGACAGTCAATCTGGCAGGTGTAGATTACACGGGTTACAGATTGTTAATCAACGAAATCAAAATACAGAGATGTTTTTAAGGAGTAACTATGGGCGCAAAATTTTCTAGACTTATTCAGTGGGGTCGTGAGGAAACATCCGGAACAGCTGTACCCGCAACCGCAATTGTCAGGGCAACAGGTGTTTTTGACGATGACGACGTACATAATCGACATGTGGAAGATGTAAACCAGATCAACGGGACAGATGACCAATACATAGCCAGAAAAGGTGGACAGATCACAATTGACTTTGATCCTGCCAACTTCGAGCAGATGGTGCACGTGCTGGATTGTAGCATTGCAAAAGCTACAGCAGCAGCTGATGGGGCTGGTAGTGGCTGGATTCGTACTTACGCATTTCCAACAAGTTCTACGGCGCTTCCGGATAGTATGACCATCGAAATGGGGGATAGTGCCGGTGATGAAGAAATGGAATTTTCATTCTGCCAACGTTGGACGCTAGAAGGATCACCAGGTAATCAGTTTACTTTGTCAAGTGATTGGTACGGCAGACAACAAGCACCAACAACAAGAACAGCTGATTTGACTATTCCAACCGTGTCACCGTTATTATTTGGTAATGCTAAGTTGTACATTGATGACGTTGACAGTGTGAGCTACACACCGTTTTTATGTTCTGTGTTGGGACTACGATTAGAGGTTGATTCTGGTGTTGTTGCTAAATTCGGGGCTAATGGTGCATTGACATTCTGTGGATTGGTACGCACTGGTTTTATACCACGTCTTACTATGACCATAGAACACAACGCCGCCGCACTTGCAGAGAAAGCAGATTGGCGAGCCAACATCCCACGTCGTGTAAAACTGTTATTGGAAGGTGCTGCGCTGGGAGTTTCCGGCACCGGATATAGCAAAAAATCATTGATCTTCGAATCAATGGGTTTCTTTGAAGATGTAACAGCAATGGCTGACCAAGATGGAAATAACGTCGTTGACTTCGTATTCCAGGGTGCATATGACAGGAGTGAGGACAAATTTGGATCATTAATCCATGTATGCGAACTTGAAACGCTGACGGGTTACTAATCACAACAGGAGATGAGATGAAATTAGTAGAAACTGTTTTATACGGGCAATACCGCAAGTATAACCAGAAATTGAAGGAACTCGAAAAAGAGGCCGAAGGATTTGACTTTATCAATGCACAACTGGAGGCAGCCATTCTCGCTGGAATAATCATCGAGCCAACTGAATTGGAAGAAATGCCTATCAATGAGGTGATGGCGGTATATAGAGCCTTTGCCGATATTCTGGCAAAGTCACTCAATCCAGAAACAAAAAACTAATGCTGGCGGTGGTGGAGTATGTTGACAAGAAAACAACCCCACCGCCAGAGTTGGAATTGGGCTGGAATATGCGCGCCTTTGGTGGATTGCCTGAAGCTGGTGGAATGTTAGATCAACCCATTGATTTGATGAAAATGATCAGAGTTGCCTTGAATATTGAAAGTCTTTGGAATACGTATCGCAGAATAAAACCTGGTGACATTGGTAAATGGATCAAAGCAAACCCTGATGATTGGAAAACAATCAAGTA